TCACCTGTTTCATCGCGCAAGCAGTGCTTTGCGCTCCACATTAGAGGTCATCCGGTATACCGCCTGCCTGCCGCAAATTGGGTGCGATGGAGTTCAGGTCGCTCGGCTGCTCTATGCATTTCCTTGGAAAACACGCACGAATGCGCCAAGTAAGGGTCGCGGAAACCCCGCCGTGTCACCTCACCTAGAGCTACGACCTATTAGCGTGCCGCCCTCAATGCTCCACCGCAAATTTGTATCAAAGATCAAGTCTGGCTATATCTTCCCTAGACTATTCTAGGACGCCGGACAACTCAAGAAGATTGGCAATCTCTTCCTTCACCGTGACCAGCGCGAAGATATCCCCCTCGTGGGTCTTCTCTAAGCGCTGGATTTTGTCGATATCCTTCTTTTTGATCCAACAGTCCGCGTAGTCTTGGCGGAAGCGAATCTTGTCTGGTTTCTCGTCGCTGATGAATCCTTTACAGGTGATTAGTGATTGGAACATATTAGTCGTATTTGTATATGATATAGCCTTTTTCTCTAGCCCAAGCTACATTGTCATGGCAAAAATTATGACAGATGCGGCAAACTGCCATGAAGGTTTTGATGTCGGAGAGATACTTCCCGCGCCCGCATTTGTGGTGAATATCGTCTGCTGGTCTTCCGCAGATTTCGCAGTTGGGGTGTTCATGTAAATAGAATCGCCGAACAATCTGGTAGTCTTCATTCTTCTTCCGCTTGCTCAGAGCTACCGTTCGTAGCCTGCCTCCTCGTTTCTTGAATCCTGATTTTGCCTTGAGTGGCTTCCGTCTTTGCATGTCTCGATGATCCTCTCTATCTGCGCGAGCTTCAAGATGCTCTTGTGGTTTGTCTCTATCTGGTTGATGAATGATCCGGTGGTCCCCACGATTTTCCCTAGTTGCCTCACGGTTAGCCCGAGTGTCACGCGGGTTTCCCTTAGTTGCCTAGCGAACGCCGCTCTCCCCACATCCTTCACCATCCTGCTCTGCTTGCAGGCATTCTCGTAGGCGTGGTAGGCTTGCATCAATGGATGATCCAACATGGCGAGTAGATTACCAATTTTTGTTGACGGGTCAAGGGCATTCTGATTATCGTTGACGATAAATGGAAGAAGACGCCCCGCTTGCCGTAGCCAATCACATGCTTACCTCCGTGCAGTTCACCACTCTGGCGAGCCACATGCTCCTTGCCAACCTCATCGACTCCCCGCTTGTCCTAGACTATGAAGTCAAAGACCCTGCTGGGTGCTACATTGTCATGGCGATCCGTAAACAAGGTAAGGCTCTCCTCGCCACTTACATTGCTTCTGATAACCGGATTCACTTATTGGAGATGCAGGTTGATGAGGAGAAGGGTGATCTCTTTAAACGCCGCCACATCTTCACCCTGAACGGACCAGAAGCTGCTGAAGATTGCTGGGAGGAGATTATCGATCAAATGCACGAATGGTGCGAGGGAGATAGGGAAAAGATTGTGATTGGTGAGCAGGACGTGAGTATTTAACTCACGGGTTCAGACGTTAAGTCGTTACTTCTACCCATTGCCGCTCGACGCGATCTTCAAACCAAGCAAGGCTTGGCTCCCATTCGCCAACCTCTGGCTTTAGCAACTTGACCAACGCAACAACAGTCTGCCCCTCCGGCACGTCGCGCCATTCACCTGCTTCATCCGTGAGTAGACTGATGAGTTGCTGCGAGGGCACGAGGCCGACTGTGAACATTTTATTAGGTTCCATATTATTTATGTTCCGAGGGCGCACTCAACAGCATCAACGCTTGCGACCCAGCGTATTATAGTTGCAGCAAGTCCTGTGGGACGGATGCGAATGTAGTCTCCCGCGTCTACTGTCGCCACTTCCAGCGAGGTGCCTGCGGCGTTGTCTATGCCGATGGTTACTGCCGCGAAAATTTGCGAGCTTGTTCCTGCTACGTTTTTTGCGGCGTATTGGCGCTCAAAGGTAGCCACAGTTGCGCCAGTGGATGAAATGCCCATGACTTTGATGTTGCAGAAAATTCCCTTTCCACTAGGTATCGTGAGATACGTCGTGGCTCCATCCAGCGCCATTTCGACTGCGGCGTTGGTTGTTGTTCTACAGCGAAGGACAGCACGGAAGGATTGTGCGTCACCAATGTCGTTAAATGCACCAGAAGCGTGAGCAAAAAAACTAAGCCTGTCGGCGCGGCTTGAATTTCCAATAGCCATCGTTGCACCCTGACTTGCAATCGTGGATTGATTTAGCGCGCAGCTTGCCGACCCGCTTGCGTTATTACTGGCGCCAATAGCAAGCGCATTGGAGCCAGAGTTTGCATTGCAACCATCGCCACCAGCAATAGCCCTGTCGCTTGATGCGGTATTGCTTCTGCCGCCAATAACGACCGATTGAAATCCGCTTGCCGTGTTACTTGTCCCACCGCAACAAACCGAATCCGCCGAGCCTGTTGAATTGTTTGAGCCACCACCGATAAAAGAGCGTGTTCCCGCTGCAACTTGCGTTGCTGCAGATCGCACTGTTTGCAAGTCAACGGCGCTTTCGCCTCTCGCGTTTCCTCCGCTCGACGCTGCATTTGGAACTTGCAGCATAAATGCACCCGTGCCCTTGGGAGCAATCGACACGCTGACATTGGTGGTTGCGCCTGTAGCTTGAATCGAAGCGTGGTTGACCGTGTTGTTCGGGCTGGCCGTGGCGTTGTCAGCAATGATAAAGTTTGATTCCTGCACCGTGTTTGCCGTGCTGTCGGCGCGGACGATGGCGTTGTCTGTGGAGGTGGAGCCGCCGATGCCTGTAGATGAAAGCGTTGTCCCAGTTATGAGTAGTCCGCTACCTACCTGCATGTAGGATAATTTACTATCGGAATCATCCCAGAATACCAGACGATCCGCGCCAGCATCATCTGCAAATATCTCATTGTTGGTTACAGTAAGAATGTCTGCTGCGGTAGCGTTGACGGTAGGTGCAGCAGAATTGATTGTTGTTCCTGTTATAGAAAGATATGGCCCAATATCCAAATAGGTTAATTTATTGGCAGACAAATCATAGAACACCAATTTATCCGATGACGCCGCATCCGCGAAGATTTCGTTTCCTGTAACAGTAAGAATGTCTGCTGCGGATGTATTGACTGACGGAGGTATGGAATTAAGGGTTGTTCCGGTCAAAGACAAGAACGAACCAATGTCTAAGTATGTTAGCTTACCCGCCGATTGGTCATAGAACACAACCTTGTCTCCACCCGGACTAACCGCTGCAATCGTGTTTGTGGAAATAGAAAGAACGTCGTCTGCAGATGGTCCGATAGCTAGAGTTGTCGGCGAGGCAAATATCCAGTTTGTCCCGTCATAGACATACATGGCATCCACCGTGGAATTGAAATACAAAGCGCCAACTTGGAAGTTTGTCCCAAATGGAGGTGTTGGATCAGATGGAAATGTCCCAATGTAGATACTCTTGAAGGTATCGTAGATCTGCTTCGATTGGATCGCCGCATTTGCAGACTTCTCGGCGCACTGGCACGCCTTGTTAGTGAACGTATTGGACCGCTCGTAAAATGAACCAGAGCATTGCGACATATTATCGTTGACGATAAACTATACCCCAGCCTTTGCAAATAAAAAAAGTATTGACACCCTCCAGCAGTAGGGTAGTCTTATCAGCGTAGGGAGCAATCCCCGCCGTCTGCATGAAGAACAGACGATAAGCAAGAAAGATTAAATAGAACCAAAAGCATACTAAATCACCCGCCTCTACCGTTTCTTTCTTCATCCGACATTCGATCGGTCTTTCTTGCGGTAGAGGTGGGTGGCCTTTTGCAAAAATGAATCCATTAGAAAAAAACGGAGGCATCTTCGTTCGTAGCGAAATCTTCAAATTAACCATCCTCGATGATAGGAAGAAACAAGTATTCGCCGTCATTGATAATTACGATGGCGGGTTTGACGAGAAAGACATCCAATCTGTCGCCGACACAATTGGCATAACAGAAACGCAGGCGCAAAACGCATTTATGACGCTGGTCGGACTTCAGTTCTTGAAACTCAACAAGGACAAGAAGTGGGTGCTGAATGAAAACGCAAGGTGGGAGGAGGGTCCAAAATGAGCGTTAAGATTATGTCTACCGTTTTCGACAAAAGCAAGACGGAAGGTAATGCTCGGCTTGTATTGCTGGCATTGGCGGATTGCGCGAATGATGAAGGCACTTGCTGGCCTAGCATCTCGACAATATCAAGCATGGCTAACATCAATCAGCAGACCACCCGCAAGTATCTTTGGGCGATGGAATCCATTGGACTGATTACAGCGGAGGATCGCAAGGACAAGATTGGTCGGAGGACATCGAATCTCTATAAAATCAATCTGGAGAAACTAGGCGAGGACGTCATTACCAAGGAGGATTTGAAAGGTCAACTTTACAAAAGCCAGATCAGAACTTGGGACTACGATAAGGGGGACACTATTAGCCGTCACACAGTGGCACCCTATAACCCGTCACATAGTGGCGATACTATTAAACATCACACAGGGTCTTACATGAAGCATCATAATGAACCCTCATTAGAACCCCCAGTGGTGGAAAGCTCGGCAGTGGCCTCGCATTCCACGGATGGGGTTGTTGAGCTAACCGCTCAAGCTAGCGCGGCTGACGCCGAAGTAGGCGAAACATTCGTTTCGGATTCAATACCCCCCAATAGTGTTAAACCCATAACAGGCGCGGAACGCCGGAAATCCCCCCCCATAGACCAAGCCAAACTCGCGGCGTTCAAGACCAGAGCCAATAAAATCTTCCGCCGTCGCGAAACCACCCCGTGGTCGGCGAGCGAGGAACGGGCGGCTAAACTTCACCTCGATACTCCCGACTCGGAATGGGAGCTTCTTGAGAAGTATTACGCCAACAGCGGCCAGAAGGGATTCTACTGCCGCACTACAATGGCTACCTTCCTTAACAACTTCGCGGGTGAGATAGACCGCGCCAAGGCAAAGTTCCCCGACGAAGAGAACGATCCAGACTTTTGGAATAAATGGAAACCCCGCGACTAAAATTATCGTTACCGATAAAATGAAAACTCAAATCCTAAATGGCGACTGCATCGAAATGATGAAGACGCTACCAGACCAATCCGTGAACTGCTGCGTAACTTCACCGCCATACTTCGGCCTTCGTGATTACGGACACGAAGGACAGATCGGCTTGGAAGAAACTCCAGAGGCATTCGTGCAAAAGATGGTGGAAGTATTCCGCGAAGTGAAGCGAGTCCTGCGGGATGACGGGACGCTATGGCTTAATCTCGGTGACTCATACTACAACTACAGGCCCGGCAAAGGACAGGCATTGGCAAAACAATCTTGCGCCAGCAACGATCAAGACCTTCCGCAGTTGTGCGCTAGGCGTGGCAACAAGCTGGATGGCTTGAAGGAGAAAGACCTTATTGGCATACCGTGGCGAGTGGCATTCGCCCTGCAAGCAGACGGCTGGTATCTGCGGCAGGACATCATCTGGCACAAACCAAATCCAATGCCGGAATCTGTGCAGGATAGATGCACGAAAGCGCATGAGTATATTTTCCTTCTGTCCAAGTCGCCAAAGTATTACTTCGATAACGATGCGGTGCGCGAGCCAACTGCAACTCCTATAGATGGTCGCGGAAGCACCGAACAGCGAAAGGCGCTTGGGCATCCAACAAGATACGGCATGGCTAATAGAGGCGAAGGATGGTCTATGCCATCTATATCCGCTCCAGAAGGAGGCAGGAATAAACGATCTGTCTGGACAGTAACAACCAAACCCTACGCTGGCGCACACTTCGCCACCTTCCCGCCAGAACTGATTCGCCCGTGCATTCTTGCCGGATGCCCCAAGGGTGGCGTGGTTCTTGATCCTTTTGGTGGTAGCGGCACAACTGCGGCTGTAGCCAACGAGGAAAACAGGAACGCTATCCTGTGCGAACTCAACCCAGACTACATTCCCCTCATCAACGAAAGACTATCAAAAGTTCAACCTAACCTACTGTGAAAAAAGCACCAATACATACCAACGCGGAGATCGGCTCACTCTCGCTGATCTCCAACGACCCTGACATTCTAGGTTGCCAAGTCTGGCATAGCGATTATTTCGCGCTAGAAGACCACAGGACGATCTTTGAAGCAATCCAAAGGGTCTACCAGCGAACTAACGATTGCGACGAATTCTCGACCATTTCAGAGCTAGAGTCAATGGGTATGCTGGAGAAGATCGGAGGAGCCGACTTTGTGATGACGGTTCTTTCCGCCCACACGATCAAGAAGTCTGATATCGGTAAGGAGATGGCAGAGGAGTATCGCCGCCAGTTGGTGAGATACAAAGCCTACCGCGCCACCCTCAATATCATGGAGGAGTTTGACACCAAGATCAGGCGGGGCGATGCCGACCTCTGCGATTTGGTTGATAAAATCTCCCATACTTACCAAGATAGGAATGCAGAGGTATCCACAGCGAAGGATATCGCCGCAAAGCTACTAGACCAGATGGAGGGTAAAGACGAGAGGCCCTGCTACTCCACAGGTCTGATCTATCTAGATCGTAACATGAAGGGTGGGATGCACGGAGGGGAGCTACTCACCGTGGCATCAGAGTCCGGTGGAGGCAAGTCGATCTTCATGGTGCAGGCTGCATTAGCCAGCCTAGACGCTGGTAAGCCAGTCCTCTTCTTCTCGCTGGAGATGGATAAGACCGACATCTTTGAAAGGATGGTCGCCCATACCGCAGGAGTTCCAGTCAGAACAGCGGAGGAATACAAGACTACCCACTCAAGAGAACTCCCCGCGATCAGCCAAGCGATCATGCACCTCAAGAGTAAGCCCCTAATTATCGTTGACGATATTACCGACCTCGCCTCGATCTTGGCTGAGTCTGAGAGACTGAATATGCTAGGCAAGGCAGAGGTAATTGTGGTCGATTACCTACAAATCATAGAGTCGCCTAACGACGACAGCCGCGAGCAACAAGTATCCGACATAGCTAGGAAGCTAAAGAACTTGGCTACCAAGTTACGGGTTCCAATCATCACGGGTAGCCAGTTGAACGACGAAGGTAAGGTGCGCGAGTCCCGCGCTATCAAACAACATTCCAACCAACTCATCCTGATCAAACACTCGGAGAAGAAGTCCGTAGTCTTCGTGGACAAGAACAGACGCGGAGCTAGGAACTATTCTTTCGAGATCGAGATGGACGGGGAGATCAGCAAACTCAAAGAGCGATGACCACCGACGAAGCATACCGAAAGGCTGACAGATTACTGGAAAAGGCAATCCAGATTTGGGAGAGGCAGATCACAGAGAAGTATCACATCGCCGAGCAATGCTACAGGCAAGCAGTCGAGATCAGGGATTTTTACTTTGACAACAAAAAAGAATTGACAGAAGACCTCTGCCCATTCTAGACTAACCACGATGAAAGCGATCTTGGAATACACGCTACCAGAAGAGGAGCCAGAACACAGATATGCGCTGGCCGGGCTTGATGCCCTGCTGGCAATTGAGGATATTTGCAACGAAATCCGCAACTATCTCAAGTATGAAGGAGGAGAGTTCCACAACTTCCAAGCGGATGTATGGAACGAAGAGACGAATCAGTTCGATAAGAAAACGATGAGTGCCTGCCCGCATACCTTGGAGAAGGTGGCTGACTTCATCTACGAGCTAAAGAAAGACCGCAACCTGCCGGAGTTGATCTAATGGAATACGAAACCAGAACACTCAAGATCGGCGTTGTTTCAAAGGGTGAACCAATATTCCACGAAAGCATGACGGAGATTGAGATTGTTGATGAAGCTGGTGGCGAGTTTCTCAAGATCAGCCAATGCCGAGACGAAAAAGACACCCAAGAAATTCTTATTGATCCAACGGAATGGCCGATATTGAGGAAAGCCATTGATCGGATGATGAAGGAGTGCCGATGATAACCTGCGACTTACCGCACCTGCGAGATGGAGGTTCATGGAAGGCCAAAGACGGTCTCCCTAAAAGCCGAATGGAGTTTTACATGGACATGTTGGAAGACCTCGGAATGAATAAGATAGACATTGATTGCATGATGTCCGATCTCTATTGGGATTGCTATGAGGAACTCCATGCCGCTGGCAAAATCAAATGATCAACTCCCGACAGAAGGGTAAGCGCGGCGAGCGGTTGTGGCGCGATATGCTTCGCGCTGAAGGCTTCACCGCCCGCCGTGGTCAGCAATACGCTGGCGGAAACGAAAGCCCTGATGTTGTTTGCGAGGAGCTATCGAATCTCCACCAAGAAGTTAAGTTCGTGGAGAATCTTAATCTTGATAAAGCCTACGAACAAGCTATGAGAGATAGTGGCGCGAAGCACTTTATAGTGGCGCACAAGAAATCTAACAAGGACTGGAAGGTTACCATGTCGGCTGACCTGTTCTTCAAACTACTACGAGATGGGATGCAGTGCTTAACAAAATGAAAAAACCTACTACAAAAAAAGGGAAAGCAGAGAAAATCGCAACCGTCATGCGGGAGTATAAGGCTGGCAAGCTCAAAGCTGGCGTCAACCCTAAAGGCCCAAAGAAGGCTCCTATGGCTAAAAGCCGCAAGCAAGCCCTAGCTATTGCCCTTCGTTCCGCTGGAGTTCCCAAGAAAAAGAAATGAAAAAGGGACTCTATGCGGCAGTTCACGCCAAACGGAAACGCATCGCAGCGGGTAGCGGTGAGAAGATGAGGAAACCCGGTAGCAAGGGCGCACCTACAGATAAGGCGTGGCGGGAGTCAAAGAAGACTGCCCGTAAACGCTAGAACGAATAACTTGGATTTATACTCTAATCTTGATATAAATCACAATAGATATTTATAACCATGGAGAAAAGATTCAAAAAGGTGGTAAAGAACCCCAAGACTGGCAGGACCAAGACGATCAAGTATGGTCAAGCGGGTAAGGCTAAAGATGGAGGTGATCGTATTCGCCCCGGCACGGCCAAGGGGGATGCGTATTGTGCTCGTTCTGCTAAGATTAAGGGTGATTGGAAGAGCGATCCTAATAGCCCCAATAACCTTTCACGCCGCAAATGGAAGTGCAAAGGCAGCAAATCAATGAAATGATCTACTCCAAGCTCGGCGCACTCCCGTTCCATGTTTACATAAATGTGGACTCACGCTTTACTCACAAGGAGGATTGCGGGTGGCAGGAAGCCATGTGGGTGGGTGTAACCTCGATCCCCGGCAGGATGTGGGGCTTGAATGTGATCTTCCGTGAAGGAGGGATGCTCTACCGTGGGATACCTCCCCATGCCGCAGCATTCAACCAGAGCGAGCTTCTGTGGCTCCCTACGGACTCCCAATTATGGGATTGCTACTCCTACCACTTCACGATGATTGAGAACCCTATCCTCAAAGGAATGCGAATGACAGCGAAGATTGGGAACGCAATCCATACTGGGGTTTACTTGTTTGAGGCTACCCATTTAGAAGAGGGGTGGAGCAACTGTCCAGAGCAAGATAAAACCTTTTACTTTATCCAACTAGATAATGGAAGGCTAACAATCCAGCCGACCAACCGGATTACCTTCGTGGATGATTCGTTTATCAAGCCGATGGATCAACTTCCCATGCTCAAATTATCGTCAACGATAAATTCCTGCGAATAGAATTATGACAATACACGAAAACTGCCAATCGTGCGGAACGAACTGGCGCGACCATTTAGGGATCTCCGGAACCTGCGCTAGATGCCTAGCGTGGGAATCCATGGCTAGAGAGCTAGCAGCAGTCCTCAATCAAGAAGTGATCGAGGAACAAGACAAAGACAGAGTTCTCGGAAATTACGAGAGACTGAAATTCTTTCAACGGCGATGACCTGCCCCAAGTGCGGAAACAAAGGCACGGAGGTCTATGATTCTAGGAAAACAGATAAATACCATGGCGCTGTAAGGAGGAGGAGGCTTTGTCCGAAGTGCTATAACTCTTGGACAACCTTTGAAATTCAACAAAAACATATTGACAGCATCTTCGGAAAGAATCAAGATGACCTAGAAACAATCAGAGAACTCTATGAAACCACCAGAAAAACTAATCAAATACTCGCACGAAACTTCGGTAGTCATCTTACTGATTATACTGATTGTGATAGGGGTTAGTTACAACATCATCGAGAAAAGATCCCTTACGCCAGACCTCACCCTATGCCCTCTCTGCAGCGATTCGGTGATCTACTACCAGAACGAAGGAGTCAAACTACCAGATGAAACAGTTACTTTTTGATGCAGTTGTGATGGTTGCGCTTTCAATTGTGTTTGTTTACATAACCCTAATCATATTCAAATGAACTACGAAACATTAGTAAAAAACCTACGAAAAGCGGGCTACACGGTAACGGAAAGCTGCTATAAATTAGAACCAACTGTAGAGATCAGCCATAATACAGTTCCTCAGTTCTGGACTACCTTTGAGATTAGCAACGAGGAAGACAAATTTGCGGCACTCCAATTCTGTGCGGAGCAAGCCGTGAGAAAAATAGGAGTCCCCGTAAAAGGGGTGGAAATCTAAACAAGCACAGGTTACTATGACCAGCGTGGATGAGAAAGACCAAATAGGTTGCTTTGAATCGGACTTA